TTGAAACATCATTTAATAATTACGACGACGAAGACACAAATATGATGTAATATTTTTGAGGGGGATATAAACGTCTCTCTCAAGTTTTTTTAAATATTTTATTGACTACCCTACTTTTTATAACTATATTTTCTACGTAAACCTTTAATAAATATATACAAAATGGCGACAAACAATGTTTTAGATGCAGTTTTGGCTCAGTATGAGAGTTCAAAACAAAGTGGTTCTTCTTCCACTTCAAAATTCACACAAGAAGAAAGAATGAAAAAGTATTTCGCGGCAATCCTTAAGGATAACGAAAAACAAGGTCAACGAACAATCCGTATTTTACCTACAACTGATGGATCATCTCCTTTTAAGGAAGTTTGGTTTCACGAAATCAATGTTGATGGTAAATGGCAGAAGTTCTACGATCCAGGAAAAAATGACAACGAACGTTCACCTTTGAATGAGGTATATGACGAGTTAATGTCAACAGGTCGTGAATCCGACAAACAATTAGCAACACAATACAAAGCACGTAAGTTTTATATTGTTAAAGTAATTGACCGAGATCACGAAGAAGATGGTGTTAAATTTTGGAGATTTAAACACAATTACAAACAAGAAGGAATTCTTGATAAAATCATTCCAATTTGGAAAGCGAAAGGTGACGTTACTGATTCTGATACTGGTCGTGACTTAATCCTTGAACTTACAAAGGCAAAGACTCCAAAAGGAGCGACGTATACGGTTATTCAAACTGTTATGTATGACGATCCGGCACCAACACATGAGGATGCTGAACAATCATCAACATGGGTCAACAATGAGTTGACTTGGGAGGACGTATACTCTAAGAAACCTGTTGAATATCTTGAATCAATTGCAAGAGGTGAAACTCCACGTTGGGACACTGACGCAGGAAAATACATCTACTCAAATAATCAAGAAGAAGAGATTTCTATGGGTGGAAGTGTAAAGTCTGAAGTTAAAAAGGCTGATCCTCAGTCTAACCAAGAAGTTGACGAAGATTTACCATTCTAATTAAACTTTAACGTGGGCACTTGGAAATACTGAGTGTCCATATTTTTTAAAATCAAAAAAATGAGCAAAATAGCAGAAAAAATGTATGAGGCATTATCCTTAAAATACCGTAGTGAAATCGCTGAGGCGGAAGCAACATTATTAGTTTATTTAACTTCACCTGTTGGTATTGGTGAACACCCACAACATCTTGAAGAAATGGATAAGTTGGTTGAAAAATTCGCTAACGCACAAGATAAACTTGAGTCGTTGGAAAAAATTCGTAAATATAATTCAGCAATTACACAATAACATGGCGATAAGAAAAAGAGAAATATCTTTAGAGACAATCAAAGGTAAGTACTCAACAAAAACAAAATACAAACCAGAAAGTTTTTATAATCTTGGAGAGGCTTTTTTGGGGTCATCTGGATTACCGGGACCTATTATGGGTGGTATAAATATGTTTTTAGGACATTCAAATACCTCAAAAACAACGGCAATGATCCTTGCTGCAGCAGACGCTCAAAAAAAAGGACATTTACCTATTCTTATTATTACTGAGAAAAAATGGTCTTGGGAACACGCTATTGAATTAGGGTTACAGGCAGAAAAAAACGAACTTGGTGAGTATGATGGTATGTTTATTTTTAACGATTCGTTTGATGTGATTGAACAAGCAACTGAATTTATTAATGATATTCTTGATGCTCAAGAAAAAGGTGATATTCCTTATAGTTTATTATTTTTGTGGGATAGTATCGGTAGTATACCTTGTCAGATGACTTTTGATGGTAAAGGTGGTGGAATGCACAACGCAAAAGTATTAGCAGATAAAATTGGTATGGGAATTCATTCAAGAATCTCAAAATCTAAAAAAGAAGAATATCCGTATTACAACACTTTGGTTATTTTAAATCAACCTTGGGTGTTACTTCCTGATAATCCATTTGGTCAACCTGAAATCAAAGCTAAAGGTGGTGAAGCGGTATGGTTGGCATCATCATTAGTGTTCTTATTTGGTAATCAGAAAAAGGCAGGTATTAGTCACATTGATGCGACTAAGAATGGTAGAAAAGTATCGTTTGCAATTAGAACTAAGATTTCAATATTAAAGAATCACGTTAATGGTCTTGGGTATAAAGATGGTAAGATCATCGCAGTACCACAAGGTTATATTACAGACACAAAAGAATCTTTGGATAACTATAAGAAAGAATATTCTGATTATTGGGAAACAAAATTAGGATATTCAGATTATTCTTTGGATGAATCTGACGATGACTCTGACGAGTAAAAAGTATTTCAAACGACTTAAAAAATTTAAATGGTCAAAACATTAATTGTTGATGGTAACAATTTATTAAAAATAGGATTTCACGGAGTTAAGGATTTTTATAATAATGGGGAACACATTGGTGGGACTTGGCATTTTCTTAACACAATTCGTAAATTTTTAGAAGAAACTAATTTTAATAAAGTTATGGTCTTTTGGGATAGTGATACAAACTCATCACAAAGAAAATTAATATATCCAAAATATAAGATGAATCGTAAATCTTCTCCTAATGATGAGGAGAAGACTGATTCATTTAACAAACAAAAAACAAGGGTTAAACAATATCTTGAAGAGATGTTTATAAGACAATTAGAGGTTGAAAATTCGGAAGCGGATGATCTTATTGCCTACTATTGTCAAATCTCTTTAGATGAAGAGAAAACGATATTCTCAAGTGATAAAGACTTAACTCAATTAATCTCAGAAAAGGTATTAATCTATTCACCAAACTTAAAGTCGTATTATAAATTTGGGGACAACATTAAATTTAAAGATTGTTCTATTCCTCATTATAATGTTATGACATTTAAGATCCTTGCTGGTGATACTTCGGATAATATTGATGGAATAAGTTTAATGGGTGAGAAAACTTTAATTAAGTTTTTCCCTGAAATACTTGATTCAGAGATATCTTTAACCGATATTTTAACAAAGGGTGAGTTATTGTTAAAAGAACAACAAAAAAATGTTGTTTTAGGAAATCTACTCAGTGGAAAGACCAAAGAAGGTATTATGGGTGATGATTTTTTTAAAATCAATAAAAAACTCGTAGATTTGTCAGAACCTTTAATTGATGAAGAGGGTAAAGAAATGGTTAGGGAATATTACTCTGAATCTATGGATCCCGATGGGAGAGGACATAGAAACCTAATTAGAATGATGATGGATGACGGATTCTTCAAATACCTACCAAAAGGTGATGACTCTTGGGTTAATTTTTTAAAACCATTTTTGAAATTATCAAGAAAAGAAAAAACAAAATTTAGAAACAAAAAGTAAAAACAAAAACAAAATGAAAGATCAAGATGTAACAAAAGTTGAATTCCTATTAATGTGTAATGATAACATTGTAGTACAACGTTTTTTTAATGTTAAAGGATTTAACAAAAATGCCCACAAATCTGAGGATTTTTATGACCATATGAGTATGGTATGTCGTAAATTACAATATGATTTGAAAATGCGATCAGTGGTCTATATGTTAGACAACAAATATGAAATTTCTGAGAATCCAGCTATTTTAAATACGTCAATTACTGACGGAGATGAAAATTTTAACCTTTATATTAAGGTTGGAGACCTGACAATTTGTCACAGAAGGTTTGACGCTAAAGTGTATCCCCCAAAGGTAAGATATACCGTAGACCTACGCCCAAAGCTAAAAGGTATGCTAAACGACCTGACTGACATTTTTTCAGGTAAAAAATTTAATTATTTTTACCCTGAATTTATCCAAAACTAATAGTATTTATCTTTACTAACAGAAGGAAAATTATGGCGACAAACAAAAATTTTGAGTATCTAGGAAACACATTCCAATTACAATTACTTAATCAAATTATTTTAGATAAAGATTTTTCACATTCAATTATTGATGTGATTGAAAACAATTATTTTGAAAATAAATACTTTAAAATAATTATCCAAATGATCAGAGAGTATTATACAAAATATGATCACACACCATCATTTGAGACACTAGAACAGATTACTAAATCTGAATTACAACAAGAGATCGCATCCAAGATAGTGTTGGATACAATTAAAAAAATTAAGGACGCACCTATTGATGGTGTAGGTTTTGTACAGGAAAAGGCGTTAAAGTTCTGTAAACAACAAGAACTTCAAAAGGTTATGACCAAAGCTCAAAAAATCATCGATGGTGGTGAATTTGAGAACTACGATGCCCTTGAGGAAATGGTTAGAGGAGCTTTACAAGTGGGGGCTAAAGACACAAGTTCGATGGATGTCTTTTCTAATATTAGTCAGGTCCTTGATGAAGACTATAGACACCCAATTCCAATGGGAATACCTGGAATTGATAGACTATTGAAAGGTGGTTTAGCTAAAGGTGAGATTGGGGTTATATTGGCACCAACAGGTGTGGGTAAATCTACAATCCTAACTAAAATTGCTAACCACGCATTTAACTTAGGAAACAACGTACTTCAGATCTTTTTTGAAGATAACCCAAAGGTTAAAGAGATTGAGGAATCTATGCCAAATAAGTTAATTATGAATAAACTACCATCTGATACGGTAACTATGTCTCAGATTAAGAATCAAATTAGAAAGATGGTTGCTGATGGTAATAAGATTGATATGGTATTACTTGATTACATTGATTGTGTTGTTCCTGATAAGAATTTAGGTGATGAATGGAAGAGTGAGGGGTCTGTAATGAGAGCATTTGAAGCAATGTGTCACGAAATGGATTTAGTTGGATGGACGGCAACACAAGGTAATAGAAGCTCTATTTCTTCTGAGGTTGTAACAACTGATCAAATGGGTGGATCAATTAAAAAGGCACAAGTTGGTCACGTTATTATTACGGTGGCAAAAACACTTCAACAGAAAGAAATGAAATTAGCAACAATAGCAATTACAAAATCAAGGGTTGGTGATGACGGAGTTGTATTTGAGAATTGTAAATTTGATAATGCAATGTTAGACATTGACACCGATAGTTCTATGACTTTCTTAGGGTTGGAAGAACAAAAAGAAGAAAAACAACGAGCAAGAGTTAAAGAGTTGTTAGAAAAAAGACAACAAAGACAAAAAGACGAAACAAATAAATAAATAAATAACTAATTAAATTAATAAACATGGATATTTCACAAAAAATTTTAAGTGATATTACAGTGTATATGAAATACGCTAAATTTGTCCCCGAATTAAATAGAAGGGAAACGTGGGAAGAGTTGGTAACAAGAAATAAGGAGATGCACCAAAAGAGATACCCCCAAATTAAAGAAGAAATTGAAAACGTATACAAAATGGTATATGCTAAGAAAATTCTTCCATCAATGAGATCATTGCAATTTGGTGGGAAACCTATTGAAATTTCACCAAACAGAGTTTACAATTGTGCTTACATGCCGATTGACCATCCAGATGCGTTCTCTGAAACTATGTTCTTATTGTTAGGTGGAACGGGTGTTGGATTTTCAGTACAAAAACACCACGTTGATAAATTACCTGAGATTAAAAAACCAAACCCAGCAAGAACAAGACGTTACCTTATTGGTGATAGTATTGAGGGATGGGCAGACGCAATTAAAGTATTGGTTGAATCCTATTTGGGGGTTAAATCATCAACACCTATATTTGATTTCTCCGATATCCGACATAAAGGAGCATTATTGGTGACTTCAGGTGGTAAAGCGCCTGGACCTCAACCACTTAAAGATTGTGTTCATAATATCACAAAAGTATTTGAAAACAAAAAAGATGGTGAAAGATTGTCGCCTATTGAAACTCACGATATTGTATGTCATATTGCAGATGCGGTATTAGCGGGTGGTATCAGAAGAGCGGCACTTATTTCATTATTTAGTGCTGATGATGAAGAAATGATTTCTTGTAAATCTGGAAACTGGTGGGAATCAAATCCACAGAGAGGTAGAGCAAACAACTCGGCGGTACTTCTTCGACACAAAATCACAAAAGAATTCTTTATGGGTCTTTGGAAACGTATTGAGTTATCAGGGGCGGGTGAACCAGGAATCTATTTATCAAACGATAAAGATTGGGGAACCAATCCATGTTGTGAGATTGCACTTCGACCTAATCAGTTCTGTAACTTATGTGAGGTAAATGCATCTGACATTGAATCACAAGAAGATTTTGAGGCAAGAGTTAAAGGAGCTGCGTTCATCGGAACATTACAAGCGGGTTACACTGACTTCCATTACTTAAGAGATGTGTGGAAAAGAACAACTGAGAAAGACGCTCTTATTGGTGTTGGAATGACGGGAATTGGTTCAGGTGTTGTTTTAGGTTATGATATGAAATCAGCGGCTGAAATGGTTAAACTTGAAAACGAAAGAGTTGCGAAACTTATAGGTATTAACAAATCGGCAAGGTCAACAACCGTTAAACCATCAGGAACATCATCATTGGTGTTGGGGACTTCTTCAGGTATCCACGCATGGCACAATGACTTTTACTTAAGAAGAATTCGTGTTGGTAAAAACGAAGCAATCTATTCTTATTTGGCAATTAATCATCCTGAGTTAGTAGAAGATGAGTTCTTCCGTCCTCACGATACGGCAGTTATCTCAATCCCACAAAAATCACCAGAAGGATCAATCCTTAGACACGAATCCGTATTCCAAATGTTGGAACGTGTTAAAAAGGTATCACAAGAGTGGGTTAGAAATGGACACAGAACTGGTCAAAACACACATAATGTATCTGCAACGGTTTCCATTAAAGAAGACGAGTGGGACTTGGTGGGTGATTGGATGTGGAATAATAGAAAATTCTATAATGGTTTATCAGTATTACCATACAACGGAGGAACTTACACACAAGCACCATTTGAAGATTGTACTGAAGAAGATTTTAACAACTTGTTAAGTACGTTGGAAGACGTGGATCTTACAAAAGTAATTGAATTACAAGACAATACAGACTTAAGAGGTGAAGTTGCGTGTGGGGCTAATGGATGTGAAATTTCTTAAATAAAATGAAC